GGCGACCACCGAGATCTACACGCGTAAGATCGTCGGCAGCGTCAGATGTGTATAAGAGACAGGTGCTGCCATAGCTTGCTCCTCCTGTTGTTGTTGAACCTCGTTTTCACGTTGCTCGTTAACTTCCTCAATCTCTCTATCATTAAAATTATAGAAATTCTTAAAGATGTATTCCTTCGAGAACATTTCAAGCCCTTTAACAGCCTGTACAACACGTGTTTGTTGCTCCGCTAACTCCAACTTACGCTTTTCTGCGATATCTGACGGAGGAGCGAGTTTGATTCGTAGGCTCTTAACCAGGTCGGCTGGAAACTTGCGAAGTTCCAGGTGACGTTTAATAAGAGTATTTAACCCTACTTCCGTATCTCGTTGAACACGCATAACAGCTTTCGCGAATTTGGCATCTAGTTGAGATAGATTAGCTTTTCTTTCTGGAGACTTGTCTTGTTCCACAATAAAATCCTTAGGGATTTTCATAGCAGCTAAAACCTTGTCACGGAAGTACCTAACGTCATCAATCTCACCCAAGTTTTGGGCTCCTGGCAACGTATCAATTTTTGTTCCTTGACCGTTCTTAATCGGGACGAAGAAGTCTTCTTCTCCTGAAAGTGGGTTGTACTGCTCATCCGCGTTTCCCGTTTCTGTGTTAAAGAATTTTTCTTTCTTAAACTTAGCCTTAATACGCTCCATAAACATTTCCACTTTAGTTTGTGGCAGGTTACCCGTTTCAATATAGAAAATTCGTCTTTCTGGGGCACGGTGCAAACGGTAGATTAGCATTGCATCCTCCATCATACGTAGGGACTTCCACGCACGGGTAGCTGGCGCCAGGATGGATTTACCGTAAGGGTAATAGTTAGAGTCTGAGTTATGTAATCTAAACTGCACCAATTGATGACGGTCTAGCTCAATAATACTTTTCTTCTTAATATGACTCATTCCTTGGTTGTAAGCTTGAGATGTAGATTCGGGAACTTCCTGCACGAACCCTTTCAAGTAACCAAACCTGTCTTCGCGACGGAATAAGAACACGGGGTTCAATACTTTTAATCTTTGTATGCCTGCGTCTGGGTTATTTAAATCGACAATATTTTCTACGAAACAATCTCCGTACTTACACATATTGCGGATGATATCCCACATAAACATATCCAAGTTAGTCTCAGTAACAAAGGCTTCCACCGCATCTGCAATCTCAGGGACCTCTGTATTAACCTCAATCATATTCCCATCAATGAATGTCTGGGTCGCGTCATCCGCATAAATATCCAAGGAAGCTCCTATTTCGGGATACTCATCCATACTTTCATAGTCTTGATAACGGCGTCGACGTTCGTACTCAATCTGTGGTAGTTTAATACCTCCTTTTGAGACTCCAATACCTACGGCGGTATCCTCCTCACCGTCAGCATTTTTTACTACATCCCCACGGTATGGGTCTTTGTGCGCAGCAGGACGCCCGCGTTTCTTCTTTGTGGTAAAGAATGATTTAAAGAACGCAGCAAATGCTCCAGATAAGGGGGCTTGTTGGCTGTACCCACGGGACCCTGGAAATGCAGTAAAACCTGCATTCTCATCTAGCTGTTCGTTCTCTTCGAGATTGTCGTTGTTGTTGTCGTTTAAATCCATTTTCGGTAATCCTCAAACTCCTTATTGTATGTACCCCGGGAGAATCCCCCAGTTGTAGAATCTTTCTGGGAAGGTTTTGTTAAATCGCCTTTGACGATAGGGATTGGGCTTTTGCTTACGATATCTTCCATAATAGTAGACCCTATAGCTAAGCTCATAACCAGGTCGTCTGCAAAACCGTCTTCGGCTTGTATTTTACCTGATTTACTTATTATAAAAGTAGTTAGCTCTTTAAATGTTCTCTCTGAATTGATTTTTATTTTTGAAGTTTTTAATTTTTCTTGCAAAGTATTTAAAATAATATCTCTATTTTTATTATTTACGAGATATCCCATCTGACCTTTTTCGTCCGTCCACATGTTTTCATACTCATGGACCTCGAAAAGTTGCTCAATAAGAGCAAGCCCCAAGCCATTTCTTTCAGGGCATATATAAGCCGTATTATACCTCATTCCTTCCTGTGCCATTATTTTAGCAAATTCATTCAACCCACAACGGTTGCTGTAAAACTCCGCGACCTGGGTACCGTTATAAAGGTTAATGACATGGAAGGCTGAGTAGTCCCTATCGCGCCCGAAAGAAGTGTCTGCAGCTATCAAATATGTATGATAAGGTTCTGGTTCCTGAAAAATGCGCATCATGTTGTAATGCTTCTTAGTGTAGTTATCAACTGTACTAACCTTTACTTGTTCTAGAGTACCTCCATCAATAAAGGTTTCGCCTGTACCTAGAAACTGTCCTTCGTATTCCTGAAGCCAAGCCCGCTCCCCCACGTTACTACGGGTTTGCTCAGCCCACTTCTCGGTGTACTCAGGATGCTCACGCCAATGAATATCTATCACATTAAAATCATTTTTTTCTAATTCAGCGTCTCGATAGAGCTCGTAGTATAAATTAGCCATCCCGTTTACTGTAGAGAGGATGCAAGCTGACCCCCCTGTGGAAATCGTTGGGTAAATAGCCATCCAAAACTCTCTCATATTATCAATAAACGCAGCCTCATCCACAATTAAGAGGGATACGGATTCCCCACGCCCGGCACCAGCAGGTTGGGATTTTATCTTGCTTCCTGTGGAGAGCTTGAGGACGTGCTTGTTTCGTTCTATCTCCGGTGCCCGTAACCACTCTGGCAAATCGTCATACATGTGAACTGCTCTATCTAAAAAATCTCTAGATTCACGGTCACCGATGGACACCACCATCACGTTCTTATCCTTGTTAAACGTGATATACCACAAAGCGTAGGCTGCGCTGATTGTTGTTGCTCCTGCCTGACGGAACTTCCGCATTAGATTAAACCTGTTTTCTGTGAAATTTTGGATAATCCGCTCCTGAAATCTATACAAATCGAAATTAACGCTCCCTCGGATAGGGTGGATAATTTTTATGTAATGACGCATAAAGTAGACGGGGTCTTCCTTACACTTCAAAAATTCTTCTTTTATTTCGTCAGGACTCATGGCTGGCACACTATTATATAGACATGCGAAAACTAGCCTTTATACCTACTCGAGAAGAGAAAGAGCGCCCAATCAAAACCTTTTTAGAAAAAGCGGGTTGGACCGTTAAGTACTTAGTAAACGAAAGTTCTATATTTGATGCTTATACAAAAGCATTTAAAGATAATAACATTATAGCAAAAGATAAAGTAATTTTGTGCCATGATGATATACAAATTTTAAATACACCCGAAATGTTTAATGATGTTGTGGATAAGAACTTAGATAAGGACGTAGGATTTCTAGGTATCGCTGGTCCCCAAAGACTAAACAAAACATGTTGCTGGTGGCACGGTCTTGGCAGGGAATACCCTCATCCGGATAGCTTCCTGCGCGGGTGCGTGTGGCATGGTGATAGCCTGGAGGAATGTTTTCCCACCTATTATGGTGGATACGGAGAAGTAGAAGTATTGGATGGGTTGATAATGATTACAACCGGAGCTACTCTAAACAACATAAAGACCACGAAACCAAAGGAGTTTTCCTCAGACTGGGATTACTATGACATGTATTACACTTTACAAGCTAACCGCAAAGGACGAAAGAATTATGTGGTACCTCTTATGGTTCTTCATTCATCAGAAGGTGAAGGGGCAATGAGTGAGGAGTGGAATGAGAGTCGAATGGCTTTCCATAAAATGTACGGAAATGACTTCTTAGATGTTACGCTTCCTGACCAATCCCAACTTCCAAAATCGGAGTAGGGTCACCCTCAAAGTTTACACACAAATCAGCAAAAGCTTCGTTATCCTCGTACTGGTTATGGGCTATCATTACCCAATCAGAAGATTCTATAACTCTACGGGTACCTTCTACCCAATGAGAGTTCCAATCAAGAGGGTTAGCGGTCTTAGTGTCTAGGATAATGATTTTATCAGCAACTGAACTCGCTGCATCTAGGATAGATTTCTCATCTTTGTTAAGTAAAGTAAAAAACTTTTTACTTGGGATAACTAGGACGAATTTATACTTATTCATTATTAGCAAAGGAAGTATATTGATATTAACTCCTTTTGTCGGGCATATATAAATAACCGATGGTTTGTTCTGAACTATTGCCCCAAAACACTGTTGCAGTGCGTAATGTCTTTTCGCGGAGAGATGCGTGCTCGCCATTTGCGGAAACTGATTTTCCCCTAATAACCCCATTTTTGTATTTTCTCTCACATGTTTCATAAATTACTCTTAATTACCTGCCTGTTATTATCTAGCGTCAAAGGGATAGACACTGCTAAAGTCCGTCACGGAAATATCACAGCTTTCGTGGAGGGTCAAGTGGTCTACATCGTAGATTCCCAGAAAGTATACCTTCAAATGACGCCGTACAAGACTATAATTAAAGAGAGGCTAGAAAAAGGACAAGCTCGCTACGCAAAGTTAATGCGTCAGTGTACAGTACTATATAAAGCTACACTTGGCAAGTCAGGATTTTCCCTGATTGTCGAAATCGATGGGGTGGATAAAACCCTCCATAAAACAGAGGACGTAACAAAAAAAATAATTAGTCTTCTATAACCGTCCGAAAGGAGGTATAAAAAATTATGAATCATTACTTTACACATTTTGATAAGCTCTTTAATGAGATACAATGGGGGTTTGATGAACCTCAACCACAACAAGTAAAAGATACTTGTAGATTGCCGAAGTACCCAGTTAGCAACTGCTGGCTTGACAGCGATATGAACACTCTAAATTTTGAGTTTGCTATTGCAGGATACAAGGAAGACTCTGTTAAGGTCCTTGGAGGTAAAAACTCCTTCACCATTAAAGCCCAGCCAGATGAAGACTTCATCGATAATGAAGTTGTGTTGCACCGAGGTATTTCTCGCCGTCCAATCGACTTCACTATTAAAGTGGATGAGCAATATGACGTTAAAAAGACAAAAGTTTCTTGCAGTAATGGGATTCTCAGAGTGAGTGCCCCAAAGGCTAAAGACGCTGAGTCTGTTATGCTATTCGGTTAAATATATATTTGTTCTTTGGGGTGGTCCCCGTAAAAAGACTAAACCCAGGAAGTGAAAGCTCCCTGGGTTTTTTATATTGTCTTGTTGGATTAGGTGTCCATCAAACTGAACTTCATTAACGGCCAATTGCCTGCTGTGGTAGGTGGAGCCGTACCATCGCCAGAATGACGAATGCCGCCATTACATACCCGAGAAATAATTTGTCTTGCGACTTGGACTGATAAGGTTGGGTCGTATATCCAGTTGTTTGGAAGCCCGTTAATTTCGAACAATGCGTTCCCATAAAAGCGGTTATCTGTTTGGTCCACATCTCCCACCTGCGTCCAACGTCTCTCATACCCACCTGACAGGGTAATGATAGCGCCTGTGCTACCCATTGCATTTACAGTAGTAACGTCTGTAGAGGAAAGGGATAGTACGTGCGCTTGTCTCGCATCAGCAGCAGTCGCACATCCACTTGCCCCGGAAACAGAGCTAGTTGAGAAGAAGGCTAAAGAGTCCTCTGCATTTCCCATTACCGTAAGTTTTAAAGCGCTCACGTCGGTGGTAGAAGGGAGCCAAGTACCTGCGTTTTGAGGTATAGTTACAACCTCATAAAAGATGGTAATGTCTTGAGTGTGGGTCCACGCGGTTCCTGAACAAGGACCACTGGACTGGAATTGATTGCCGCCACCAGCAGCCGCGAAGGGAGCAGAGTAGCCAGTTAGAGCAGTGGGAGAAGGTGCTGGGATTGGTGCCATAATTTAAGTTTACATAATTATATAGTTCCCCCTGTGCGCTGAGTATATAAAGTTATGAAGAAAGTTGGAACAATTACCGAGTCTCGCATGATTAAACCTGCTGAGCCAAAATCATATCCCCTAGCATCAGATGCCTTGTTCGGAGGCAGAGTAATGGTAAAAGAAAATAAAACAAAGGGATACCCAAAGAAAGGAATCAAGGGGGGAACCAAAGCGGCAGCCAAGGAAGCATCTAAGAAAGCTAAGGCTAAGAAGGTAGGTAACGCTAAACTACTTAAGGATGACGATGTACTTCCTGTTAAGCAAAACCTTAATAACAAGGTTGGCAGTATGGGAGGTTACAAATCCCAACGTGGTAATACGGAGAACCCTGACAACGAACAGGTTTATAACTCTATGACCGACGCTAAGGACTCCAAGTGGATTCAAGGTGCTGAAGAGGATATTGAGCGTCGTGGTACAGAAGGTAAGTGCACTCCTATCACCAAGAAAGGTTGTACAGGCAAAGCTAAGGCTCTAGCCAAAACTTTCAAGAAGATGGCTAAGAAGAAGAAGTTAAAGAAGGAAAGTGTTGGTCCTGACTCTCAAAAGTTAGCAGATTTGACTATGGATAAGAAGAAACAAGCCGACTTGGAGGCAAAGCGCAAAGCTTGGAGAGACGCACTACGTTCTACCGGAGATGACGGAAAAGGTCTGGAGAAAGAAGCTTTTGAACCATTGGCGAAACCCCGTGGAACAGCAAAGGCTGTTCGCAGAGATACCGCATCAGCAGAAGCGCGTCCTAATAAGCCACTAAACCCGACCCAAGCGTCGAACGTAGCAGGTAATAAAAAAGCCGAAATGGGTGCTCGTATGCGTGGCGCCGAGCAAATGAAATAATGCCACTTAAGCCCGGCAACTCTAAAAAAGCAATTTCCTCTAATATTAAGAAGTTGAGTAGAGAAGGTCGTAAAAAAGAACAGGCTGTAGCTATCGCCCTTAGTAATGCCCGCAGGACTAAGACAGAGGGCGTATCTAAGCCTGTTCCTAGAGGTAAACTTGACGGAGTAGTACGGAATATCCTAGATGAAACTTATGTCGTCCAGGGGGCTGGAAAGGGCTCTGACGGTAGAAGCTTTGAAAACGCTTGGGTAGTCTCCACTAAGGATAGAAACTGGTTAGCAGGTAAAATGAAGAAAAGAGATAAAAAAGGTTCTCTTAAGAAGGAGATGAACCTGTACGACCTCGCTAAAATGTGCGCGGAACCAGAGGGGGGTTACTTAGACCCTAAAGAGATGGATAAGAAATCTTATTCAAAAGAGCAACGAGATGCAATGTATGCTGAAGAGGTATATGGCTCAGGCTCAATTGGTGGTGACGCATCCCCAAGTATTGACGAAGAAGAAGGAACCCCAAAACTCGCCAAAAAGAAAAAACGTATTCATGGTCAACTGCATCCCCACAAGAAGAAAGGTGGCGGAACCTGAGCTAAGGTAACCCCCCACAAACCTAGTTAGGTTTAACCCCAGTCTTGCGGGTCGTATATATCCGCTTCCTGTTGCCCGCCTGAGTCTGTAAGTATCTCTGGCTTGTCGCGTAGGACTCTTGCCGAAGCTACGAGGTGATAAACACCATATACTTCAAATCCATCTTGCTGGACTTCGTACACGTCGTAGTAGACATTCTGGAATCGTGGCTGTATGATATCACCAGCAATCAAGGGACGACCGAGTTTGGTCTCGATATACGACTTATTAAAAGTGAACAACTGGTCGTTGGTCATCTCTATCCCAAACTCGGTCAAGTTCTCTTCAAAAGCGCGTGGGTCATAATGACCTTCCACGAGAACAGGTTGTTGTCGTATTGCTTTTACTCGGTTCTCTCCGAAGATGTCGTCAAAGTTCTCATCAACTTCGTATTTATAAACGTACATCTCCGAACCTGACATTCGGATAAGCTCATCATCAATCATATTGAACAACTCAATATCCGGGTTGTTCAGGTCGAACATCCGAAGACTGTTACTTGGAGGTGGTTCCGGTGGAACTAACCTCTTGTGATTTGCTTTAAATTCTTTGCCCACTAGACATCACCTCCTTGCTGACTCACCCTGAAGGCGTAGTCAGAATAAATTTGCCCCGCAATCATGCCTGAGTATTTAGGGTCTAACTGGGAAGTAATAATAGGCTGGTTATAGTCACGCCAACTTACCTCTCCGCCTGGCGGGAGCTCCGCGCACTGGCATAATTCCTTTAAACGCTTCATCTGGGTCACTTTAAAGTCGTTAAATAACTCCGTCAGTATCGACCCCATAGCTTTCTTTATAGAGTCTTTTAAATCTCTTCCTTCCTCGGTCTCAGGGGGTCCCACCGGTGTTCCTGCAAACCACCACTTAGCCGCGGCTAATGGACCCTCTGCGTGTGAATCCAAAAACTCACCAACACCTCGCAAAGCCCGACCCCTGTTCAGACTTAGAGCCTTAAACCAGTTTTGAGCAGCCTCCACACAAGTTGATGTCCAGGAAGCAAAAAGACCAGTTTCACTCAAGCAATCTTTGAGTTTACCTTTAGCACGCTCATCAGGTAGGAGGCTGTCTATATTTATCATACAATTCATTTTGAGTGTTTCCTTTGCCTTACACCCACGCGCACATTCGGATATAATTCTACCACATTTGATGACAATGTCGAACTTCAGCTCTATAGCAAGGTCGCCTTCCCCACCCTCTAACTCCGGATTCTCCTTTATGTCGTCTTCATCAATGACAAACATATCAGCTACAGGAGTAACCGCTCCGGCTGCGAGCCCCCCCGGAGCGTTTGGCATGCCAAGGTTTCCTTTTGGGACTAGGGTTATTCTTGCCACGCACCCATTACCTAAAACTAAATCTCCCGTCCAATCTCCCCATCTGGTTACGCCATCCCCTGAGCCTGTGTTTGTTCTTGATGTCATAATAGTATTTAGGGACTCAAACTCCCATCAGTTTTCCAATCAAAGGTCATGTTTCCATACACAGGGTCATTTCGTAGGTCCCGCGACCCCCATTTTACAGGGTGTGGGGAACTGAGTGCGCTCTCTTTCATGGAATAACACCTATATCGGTCTGTACGAAATATCTCAGCGACCCCTTCTATACCAAACTGCTCAGCACCAGGGAGATTAGGGTCAAAAAGCCCCTCTCTTTTGCCCAGCGTATCACCCATCCACTTTATAAACTGCGCGCGAACGGCAGGAGTCTCGCAACAGTACTGCATACTTCTCCCTCTTAACCATTCTAACTCTATCCACGTGGTCGCTGGTTCGGCACCGGGTGGTATTGCAGCCACGTTTTCGTAAAATGCGTTGTGAGCAGGGTAGTCAAATAGCCACCTCACGCGCCTTCCAAAACCGTTGCTTGGCCAATAACAAGGGTTTCTTTGCCCAGGAGGTCGACCTGAATCAGGTCCGATGGGGTCACAGTGACCCCAGTACATATCCCTCCTGTTGGGACCCACCATCGCCATTTTAGCTGTTTGCAAGGCACTAGGTCTAACCAGCGCCATGTGTGCTGCAGCATCGGGGTTCGAGCTCCACCTCTGCGTGTCAAGTACACTCTTCTGGCGTCTATCAGCGTATACGTAGCCGTTATCACACGACGTCCCCCCAGTTCCGCTGTTGTTGTCGAGCATGAAACCATTAGCTGTGTAGTCCTGGTGGGAACCTTTTATACTATTATACATGTAAATTGACCTTTGCCCTTCAGTATGAGAGCCTGGGGTGGTATTACGACCCCCATAACGTAACTGAAGGGACCTGGCGGTGTATCCCGGGTATAGAGGGTAAAAATGGCGATAATTTACATCTTTAAACTCCGTGTATATATTATAAAACCCTCTCCCCCTAACATCATCCCAAGTGTTAGGTTGGGTTTGACTAAGTTGTTTTTGGGCACTTCCGTTTCCATTTAAGTCTGGTGGGAAAAGACCACCAAGAGCTGTTGGGGTTGTGCCCATGCCTGTGTTCGGAAAAGGGTTTCGACTCATTTGTCGGATTCCGCTTCTCTTGTCTGAATTTATCAAGCCCACGTTGTTGCCAGCTAAATCATAAATAGCCTGTTGCATATTAGGGTCTCCTGGATAATAGGCTCTCTTCTCACTTACTGCTACTACCCCTCCCATCCCCTGGAGCTGTCTCTTATACACATCTCCGAGCCCACGAGACGGACTCCTATCTCGTATGCCGTC